TGCGCCAACTTGCCAAAGCTTTTTCTCTTATGGGCGATGATGCAACTGCTCAGGCTAAGAATATCTCTTATGATTTGGCTAACTACGCGAAAAGCGAAATCGCTGAAGCAGGTGCTAAACGAGAAAAATCAGCCAAAGGAACTAAAAGAGTTGTCGATGGTGCAAGTGTTTCCAAGACATCAAAAACTGGTCGTTTATCTTACGGATTTGCAGGTCAGCGTTTTAGTGGTGGAGCAACAACTCAAATGCTCTGGCGAGGACTTGAATTTGGATCAGGCAAGTATAAACAATTTCCTGCATGGTCAGGGCGTTACGGTGGCGGATCAAGAGGTTGGTTTATCTATCCGACGCTTCGCGACATTCAGCCTGAACTAACTCAACGCTGGACTAATGAGATGAATGATGTTGTCAAGGTTTGGGGTAATTAATGGCTAAAGATTTCCGCACCCTCAAGCTCGAAATTCTAGCTGAAACAAAACAATTTGTTCAGGGAATGAATGAGAGCGAAAAGAAAACAGTATCTTTTGGCGATAAGTTAGGCGACTTCGGCAAGAAAGCAGGATTAGCTTTAGCTGCTGCTACTGCTGCTGTTGCAGCCTTTTCTGTAAAAGTAGCCATAGATGGAGTTAAGGCAGCCTCAGATTTATCAGAAACAGTTTCAAAAGTTGGCGTTCTTTTTGGTGATAGTGCTTCAAAGGTTGAGGAGTTCGCAGCAACAGCTGCAACATCATTAGGTCAAACTAAACAACAGGCATTAGATGCTGCATCAACATTTGCCATCTTTGGAAAGTCTGCTGGATTAGCTGGTGATGATCTTGTTAAGTTTTCAACTGACTTTGTAGGTCTAGCATCAGATCTAGCCTCATTTAATAACACATCTCCAGAAGATGCTATTCAAGCCATTGGAGCAGCCCTAAGAGGTGAAACTGAGCCTTTGCGCCGTTATGGAGTATTACTAGATGATGCCAGCCTAAGACAAGCAGCTCTTGGATTAGGTATCATTAAAACAACAAAGGAAGCATTAACTCCACAGCAAAAAGTATTAGCTGCTCAAGAATTAATTTATAGACAAACATCAGCAGCTCAAGGCGACTTTGAAAGAACTTCAGATGGTTTGGCTAACTCTCAAAGAATTCTTACTGCACAGATACAAAACATTCAAACTGAAATTGGCACAGCCTTACTGCCAATTGTATTAAAAATGACTACTATATTTTCACAAGAGTTTTTGCCAGTAATCCAATCTATTGCCAACGCTTTTACTGGTAAAGCTGGTGGATTATCTGAAGGCATATTTGATGTGGTTGAAGTAATTAAATTGTATTTGATCCCAATTATCAATGGAGCAAAGAACGCCTTTGGTGATATTAAGGGAGCAATATCAGAGAACATAGGTGAGTTTAAGAATTTCTTTAGTGTAGTTCAATCTTTAGCACCAATCATTGGTAGCACAATTGGAGCAGCATTAAATGTAATTGGCGACATAGCAGCAATTGTTATCAATGTAGTTGCTAATGTTTTGAGTGTTGTAAGTAGTGCAGTCAATAAAGCAATTGATGTAATTAACTTCCTAATTAAAGGTGCTAACAAGATTCCAGGAGTTGATATTCCATTAATTGGCGGTGGCGGTGGCGGAGCAAGTGGTGGATTCCAAACTGGTGCAAGCACACAGTCTGGTGGAATTACGCCTTCAGGATCAAGACAAATTGAGTTAGATAAAGCATTAGCCCAAAGTTTAGGTGAAGCAGCTTCTAGAGGATTTTCACCTACTGGTGGAACTGGTGTTTTGGGTGCAACTGGAGCATTAGATTTAGTCAAGCGTTTAACAAGCGTTAATGATGCTTTTACCGATTTAACATTTCAAGTTAAAACAAATGGTATAACACAAAAAGCAGCAGAACAACAATTCAAAAAATTAACTCAAGAATTTGAAGTTCTTGAAAGACAAGCAGGAAGTTTAATGCCAACACCAGTTGCAAGCGGAACTCCTTTTGGTCAAGTAACAAACATCTATGTATCAGGCGCGGTGGTAGATCCAGAAGGATTAAACAGAGTTTTGTCAGATATTCAAACTCAGTCAGATTCTAGAGGAACTTTAAGTCTTGCAGAAATTAGGGCTAGGGCTGGTTAATGACAGTATTCACTCCTAATTGGAAACTTACAGTTAATGGAACTGATTACACAAATGTAACTATTGCCAATGTAAGCCATAATGCTGGGCGTAAAGATATCTATTCTCAACCAGTTGCATCTTATATGCAGATTACAATTGTGGCTTTAAACAATCAAACTTATAGTTTTGATGTCAATGATGGAATTGCTTTACAGGTTAAAGATTCCACAAACACTTATGTGAGTTTGTTTGGCGGAAACATTACAGATCTAACAGTTGAAGTCGGTAACTCAGGCGCAGTTGGAACTGAAATTAGATATACCTTGATTGCAGTAGGAGCTTTGGCTAAACTTCAAAAAACAATTACTGATGGGGTTTTATCTCAGGATGAGGATGGCAATCAAATCCTAGATTTATTAGATGACTTGCTTTTAGATTCTTGGAATGAATTACCAGCTGGTGAAACATGGGCTGGATACAATCCAACTGAAACATGGAATAATGCCGCTAACATTGGACTTGGTGAAATCGATACCCCTGGACTTTACACTATGGAAAATCGAGCATCTGACGCTGACACTATTTACAACATTGCAACATTAATTGCTAATTCCGCTTTTGGTGTTATCTACGAGGACAATCAGGGAAATATAAATTATGACGATGCCGATCATAGGCAGAATTATTTATTAACAAATGGATACATCAACCTTGATGCCAATCATTCTTTGTGGAATGGATTAAAAACAACAACCCGATCTGGTGATATCCGTAATGATATTTATATTAATTACGGTAATAACTTTGGATCTCAGAAAACAGCAAGTGATGCAACCTCAATCGCAACCTATGGGTATAAGTCAGAAACAATCAATAGCGTGCTCCATTCAGCTGTGGATGCTCAAGCTGTGGCAGATCGCTATATTGCCCAAAGAGCATATCCTGCACCTAAATTTGACACCATCACATTCCCATTGACAAGCACAGAAATCAATGATGCTAATCGAGATGCCTTACTAAAGGTATTTATGGGAATGCCAGTTAATTTGACTAACCTTCCAATGCAGATTTCAGAGGGAGAATTTGAAGGATATGTTGAGGGCTGGTCTTGGGCAGTCAGTTATAACCAGCTTTACATCACTCTAAATCTTTCACCAGTTTCATTTAGCCAAGTGGCTATGAGATGGAATACCACGCCAATCACAGAGGCATGGAACACTTTAAGCGCAACATTGACATGGGAATACGCTACAATCGTATCCTGAGAATAGGACAAAATGGCAACTACTACTAATTATGGATGGACAACACCAGATGACACCGCGCTGGTCAAAGATGGCGCAGCTGCTATTCGCACGCTTGGTTCATCTATTGATACAACAACGAAAAACTTAAATCCAGAAACAACTCTTGGCGATTTTGCTTATCGTTCATCAACTGCCAATGTGAAGACGAGATTAGCATTAGGAACTGCAAATCAATTATTGCGAGTTAATTCAGGTGCAACAGCTCCAGAATGGGCAACAATTTCAACTGGTGGTATGCAACTTTTATCTACAACAAGTTTAACAGGTGCATCCACAACTATTTCAAGTATTTCTGGGGCTTACAACAATTTGCAATTAATTATAAGAGATATTTTACCAGCAACAGATGATACTGATTTAAGAATAAGGTTAAATAGTGATACGGGTGCAAATCGTCATAGTCAGCGTTCTTGGAGCACTACAAACACAGAAATTTCTTTTGATCAAACCTATGCTGAAATTGCTAGGCGTTTAGATAATTCAGTTGCTACAAATTTAATTGTAGCAAATTTTTATGATTACGCTAATTCAACTACTTGGAAATATGGAAATTCTAATACCTTAACAGTTTATGGACTTGATACAACAGTAGGCAGAGTTGATTCAAATCATATAGTTTACAATCAAACAGCAGCTATAACAGCAATTACTTTGTTTATGAGTATTGGAAATTTAACATCAGGCACAGCCTATTTATATGGAGTAAAATAATGACAACTACAAAACCACAAGTAAAAATTGTTAATTGCGAAACTGGCGAGGAAATTATTAGAGATGCCACAAATGCTGAAATCGCACAAATAGCAAAAGATAAAGCAGAAACCGACGCAAGAAAAGTTGAAGCCGAAGCAAAAGAAACCGCTAAAGCAGCAATCCTTGATCGCATTGGTTTAACTGTTGATGAACTTAAAACGATACTTGGCTAATGAAGGCTTGGTTATCTAAAGCTGCTGTTCAGTTAAGAGAACAAACTGATGACTGCTTCCCTGATCGCAAGCGTGCCAGCGATGGGTGGATTGGTGATGCTCGCCATTCAGCCAGAGTCAGTCAGCATAACCCGAATGAACAGGGTGAAGTATGCGCCATCGATATTGACGCTCGCCTTTCTGACCAAGAAGGAATTAGTTTCGATTTGGCAGATCAAATTCGACTCGCAGCAAAAAAAGATAAGCGTATTCTGTATGTAATCCATGCTGGCAAAATTGCTAGTGCTAAATCATTTTGGAAGTTCATCAAATATCGTGGGATTAATCCCCATCACCGACATATCCATATTTCATTCAAACCAAATCAAACAGGCGAGTTCTTTAATATCCCACTACTAGGAGGCAAGTAATGAAACTAAACAACAAACACAAAGCAGCAATTAAGTCATATCTAAGAGCTGTTGCAGCTAGTGGTATTACTGTTCTGTTAGCAATTGCAGCCGACATTCGACCAGAGTATGCAATTCTGCTTGGTTCAATAGTTGCACCTGTTGCTAAAGCAATTGATCCAAGTTCAGGAAAAGAAGCTGATTATGGCGTTAATGCAAAATGACAGCAAACGAATTAGTCGCATTTGGCGTTGGCGTTTGCAGTATCGCGACCGCTTTATTGCTGGCTCTACGATGGGTTATTAAAAGTTTCTTAAGCGAACTTAAGCCCAATGGAGGCTCAAGCATCAAAGACACCATTTGCAGATTGGAATTACAAAGTTCTCGACTCGAAAAGCGTGTTGATGATCTGTTCACTCTAATTAGTAAGCAATAATTTTCCTATGGCGAACACACGAAAACCTATCAAACGCAAAAAGATCAATCGTCGCGTAGTTCGCCATTCTCCTGAACCATTATCAAAAATGGATCAACACTACTTGGCTTTACATTCTTGCTACACAGCTGCAAGAAAAGCAGGATTTTCGCCTGAGCACGCATTTTGGCTCATGACGGAAGTAAAAACATTTCCGAATTGGGTCGTAGGCGATGGTGGGATTATTCCTTCCATAGATCCAAATGACGATGAGGATGACGATTAAGGCTAACCGTAGGTATCTCGTAACACCTGACCTGCAAATTCCACTACACCATCCAAAAGCGGTGTCTAACCTAATTAAAATGGCAAGGCGCGAGAAGTTTGATTTTGTATTAAATGTTGGTGATGAAATGGATCTTGGCAGTCAGTCGCGTTGGGCAAAAAATACCAAGTTAGAGTTTGCAGAAACACTTGATGAGGAAAGAAAATTAGGGCAAGAAATTCTTTATGATCTTGGCACGACAGATATTGTTAGATCAAATCACACAGATAGAATTTATCAAACCTTGCTTAAAGGTGCGCCATCACTTATTGGATTGCCAGAATTGGCTTATGACAAATTCATGGATTTCAGCAGCTTAGGAATTAGATTTCACAAGAGAGCCTACGAGTTTGAAAAGGACTGGCACTTGGCTCATGGCGATGAAGGCAACATGTCTAAGCACGCAGGTATAACAGGGCTTAATTTAGCCAAGAAATGGCATTCTAGCGTGGTTTGTGGGCATTCGCATAGGCAGGGTGCAGTCCGACACCAAACTGGCTTAAACGGGCGTTATTCAACGATTTGGGGCATTGAGGCTGGTCATCTAATGGACATGCGAAAGGCTAGTTATCTCAAGTATAATTCTGCTGATTGGAATATGGGATTTACTGTCCTTAGTTTTGGCAATAAAGGTCATCAAGTAGAGCTGATCCCAGTCAATCACGATGGTAGTTTTACTTATAATCGAAGGACTTATGGGGCTTGAAACCGACTATCGGGATCGTTCGATTGATGATCATATCGATGAATTTGAGGATATTGGCGTTATCTAATCGTTATAAAACACGCCGAAACTAATTAACCGAAGGTCATTGCTTTAGGTCATACTTTATGTATCCACAACCGCTGTGGAAATGTAAGGGAGCAACATGACACTAAAAGAAGCTGGTTTATTGTGGGTCGCATCAATGGTTTTAATCATCTGGGCTTATGCAATACACGAAAATGCAAAGCAAACCCATTATTGGCGTGGGAGAAAAGACGGGTTTGATCTTCATCGCAGAATGATCAACACCAAAATCAAGTCTGATGAAGTATTTGATTATGACAAAAACTGAAAGCCTGTTTGATGAGGTCATTACTACGATCCAACAGCGCGGAAGTGTGTATGGACATCCATACTACAACCACAAAAGAATTGCGGGCTTATGGTCTGCATATCTCGACTTCCCAATCACACCACACCAAGCTGCTTTATGTATGGCGTTGGTCAAGGTTTCTAGGCTTAGTGAAACCCCAGATCATTACGACAGCATCAAAGACTTCATTGCCTATGGATCTGTCTATAAAACTGTGCTTGATGCAGTCCAAGATGAAAACTGGGAGGATTAATTAATGGCTTTCAATTTGGCAGATTATGAAGATGTGGCTACTTTGAACAAATGGTTTATACAAAATTTTCCGCAAGGGAGATCTGATATATCTGTAATCAGCCATGATGCAGTCAATGGTTATATATTGGTGCAAGCAACTTTGTGGCGAGATAGCAAAGATCAGCAACCATGCGTTTCAAACATTGCTTTTGGTGCACGCGAGAGTTATATCCAAAACATGAAAAAGTTTTATGTTGAAGATACAGCTACCAGCGCATTGGGTAGGGCAATTATCTTACTTAAAGGATCTGACAAAACAGCTACAAAAGATGACATGAGAAAGGTTGAAAATGAACCAATTAAAAACATTTATGGCAAAAGTGGCAATTCGCAGATTATTGAAATGGCACTCCGAAAATCATTTGCAGATGATGCTAAGCCAGCAAGCGAACCGACAACTTGGTCAGTCGGTGATGTTGCAGAAGCCTTATCGACCAAACCTAAACAGCAAGAATGCTCACATGGCTTAATGATATTAAAAGAAGGAACTGCTAAAACTGGTAAGCCTTATTATGGTTATGTATGCAGCGCACCTAAAGGTCAGCAATGCGATGCTAAATGGGCGGTCACAGCTTCAAATGGCAGTTGGTTTTTTAGAGAGGAGGAATAAATGGGCGAAATGATAATGATTGATGGCTCTGGTCTAACTGCGACTTTTACAGATAACGGAGTTAGGGTCGAACCATCAACGATTGTTTGTGATACTTGCAACGATGACAGATTACTTCACGAGGGCGATCTGCTTCGATGCTATTCCTGTCATTCAATCAATCGAATTCCATAGTGCCGAATTACGAATACGCTTGTGATCGAGAGGGGTCGAGTATTGTATTGGATCTTGCGATGCAGCACGAAATCCCTCTTTGTCAAGTATGTGGCTTTGAATTAACGCGTGTCTTCACAGCAGTTCCTGCAATATTCAAGGGAACAGGATGGGCTGGTAAAAGTGGTCAAGTTTAGATGCAATTTCTGTTCAGCCAATTCAGAGTTTATTTGGATGGATGGCTACAACGCAGCTGATGGTTTCAGAGTATTCCAATGCCTTAAATGTTGCGCTATTGGCACAAAGAACCTAGCCGAAGCAACTGACACTCAAGAGCCTGTTGTTCGCTGCGAACAATGTGGATCATGGCAATTTGTAGATCAGCAATGTCATACATGTGCATTGATTGGGGCTAAGTAATGGATGCTGGATATTGTGAAACTTGGTTGGAAACAGATGACTTACGAATAATGACTTGCCGTCTGACCTGCGGTTATGTCAATTGATTTGGAGTAATATGATACCCTTAAACGCAAATTCGCTTTCAGAGCGAAAGGGCGATCTGCGAAGCAGAAAGATCGCAAGGTTTGGTTTGGTGATATCTCTGTCATTGGTAATGACAATAGCCTTTCTAAAGAATGATTC